CTTACCAGGACATATTCCCAGTAAGGTCTTTTGCATTATTATAGCCAATCCATGAGTCCACCTGCTCATGCTCAGGAGATGTATGGATCACCTCTCAGTCATCGATGAATTACTACTCCGATTGTCGCCCCCGCTCCCAGTATTTGAGACAGGTTGCGTTGCATTCGTAATCTCTTGATGGTTCGTTTGTCGTTCTCTATTTGATCTTTCAATTCTATCAAAGATCTCGACATTTCGTTCAAGGTAATTTCTTGCTTGACTAAGTCCGCTTTGGCTTTGTCCAATTCGGTCGTTAATTTGTCGATTGTAGTCTTGGCTTCGTTCAATTCTTGTCGCTGCTTCACGGCTAAGTTCTGCGCCTCGTTCAATGGAACGTTGGCTACTTCGATTAAGCTCAAGGCTTTCTCGTTGTTGCTTTTCAATTCGTTCCACTGACTCACGGGCACGCTGATAGTCGGTTCCGCTTGGTTGGTAGAAGATGTATCCGAGGCAAAGGATGAAGATGAACCCAATACCACCGATAATAATATAGCGGTAAGTAGGGTGATTAAGTAAAATTTTGATTTTGTCATACATTATTCCCCTCCTGTTGCATAATCCGTAATGCCCCTTGCGATAGCACGCACTATGGTGTCTAAATCATTATTAAGTAGTGCTAGGTCTTCATCATTATCGATGAATGCCATCTCAACAAGAACGGCTGTTGCATCCGTGCCGTTTAACACCCATAAATCTTGCCGTTCTTTCACACCACGATCAACCGTATTAATACTACGGATAATTTGCGATTGGATGTCATTCGCCAAGCGTTGGCCGTTGAAAGACTTATAAAGAGTTTCTGTTCCACGTGCCTGTGTATTGAATGCGTTACAGTGCAGAGACACAAATATATCTGCTCCCCATTCATTGGACTCAGCACATACAAGACCTAAATCATCATTCTGCAGAGTGCGCACTTCGCATCCTGCTGTTTGTAAATAACAAGCCAATAACTTACCAGCATCACGAGCAACGTCGCATTCACGACGTCCTGTGTTAGGATTTACTGCTCCAGAGTCCAGGTCAATGTCATGACCTGGATTTATAAATATTTTCGTCATTACAACTACCTCCTTCTAATTTATCAGGGACACCATTATCATTTCTATCCAACCAAAGTCCTAGAAAGCCTACTACGGCTGTCAATACACTAGGAATGAATATGTGGTCAATAATATTGAGCCCAACATCAATCAACTTATTAGTTTCACTTGATACATAACCCCTAGCAAATGCCATAACATACTCTGTTATGACTAACCAAATAGGAATTAGCATAACAAGCACTAGAATCCGTGTCGCTAGTACTCCAGTAGGTCTAATGTTAGCAACACGAACAGCACTATATGCGAATTTTAGTCGGTTCATGATTTGATATTTCATTATCAGTCACCTCCTATATCGTCCGTGTTAAGCGTGATACTTCTTCCTATGGGCATATTATTTAGAACTTGGATATGCATCAGTTCAGTACTCAGACTCTGAACTGTGGTTTCGAGGTTATTGAGCCTGTGAAACTTCGCAGCATCTCGTTCTTCCAACTTGACCAACTGCTTTAGTATTTCCTGATTACTTTTTGTTAATTCAGCGATACTGTTGATAGCATCAGATAACTTATCGTCATAATCTTTACGTTGTTTATCCATTCGTCGAGCCAAATGGTCATCTAATTCTTGCTTAACCGCAACTAGCGAGGTATGTTCTAAAAACCACACCATCGCACGAAACGAGCCCCGAAGGGCGGCCCAGATAACCCCTAATAGGGTTACCCAGAAGCCAATGTCCGCGAAATACGGTGGAATTCCGAAGTCCATTAGCAATAATCTAATTTCGTCCATTTAGGCCTCCGCTTTCTCCCATTTTTCACCGTAAAGGTTCCATTTCTTGGTGTGATCTGGATTGTAGACCTCTAATGAAATTTTCTGCATCATGACTTCTCGTGGTGGGCGAGATTCCTCGCTAACAGTCATTTTATTAACTCTAATGAGGTCATAAGATTTTAAATCAAGGTTATCATCTGCCCATACAAATGCGGGGATATTGATTACGGCAAGAGAACTGTTAGCGAAAGCATCCCTGTCAATATCAGTGGCCTTTGGCAAATTGATAATATTGTGCTCGGTTCCGACGAATGCTAATGCACCAACTTTAACAACGTTCGGACAGGTGAGTTCACCTTCCAAATCGCTACGGCCATAGAATTGCTTAGGCAAAATTTCTGTAGCCGTCTCTGGATTGAATTCAACAAGACCTTTGATTTTAACAGTATCAACGACATGATCGATTAAGTTAAGATATTCAAGATAAATATCATCTGCACCATAAGGCTGAATTCTAATAGTTGCACTTCCAGATTTAATTTCAACAGTTTCTGTACTGCCACTCACTCGAACTTTAAAGCCGTCTTGCCCAGATACACGAACTTCCGTATCCCCTTTTCTTGGCTCGTTAAAAGTAAGTGGTGCATAAGGTTGCTCAGCCAATGCATGGACAATAGCAGATAATATCGCTTCAAGGGTACCACTATTAATAAGGATATTCTTACCTTGAAGTGCTGAAACAACGCCTGATAAGTTAGGCATCTTCACTTTTAAGGATTCCAACCACTCCGCCTCGGTTCCTACGAATCCATGTGCTAAAGCAATTTCATAAGCACTTTTCCCGTTATTGCCTACCATGGTTGCTTTTACTTCCGCCTCTACTTTAATCGGACCTTCAATTCTTACTGGTAACGCTTCGTTTTGCATAATACATTCCTCCTCTAATCATGCATGGCCACATCCTGAATTATGTTGACTACCCCCATGCCCAGCTTGTAATATCGGCTAGGCTCCGATTCCTTATATGCAAAAGCATCATACACATGCTCACCAAAGGACTTGATTTCTAGGGTATCCTTTCCGGAAATATTGAATGTCGCAATCTTCCCAGATGTTACCCCTTGCACTTTAATAACAAGCGGACCACTTGCTCGCTTTCGTATGGCGAATACCGACTTGAATCCAGTCAAATCCACATTGTCATCTTGGACTGCGTAAACTATCCCGAAATCCTCGCCAATATTGAGGTCTATATCCTTTACATTCATTACTTATCATCTCCCTTAATTGAATGGAATCGTACCTTGTTTATCGTACCCGGTCACATCGACTACCAAATACTGAGATGTGGTTTTACCTGAGCAACCTACAGGATACGTGGTGACTGTATTCCAATCAATGAACTGATACGATTTCAGTGATACAGTACTCTCATCGTGAAATCTGAACGTTTGCCACACTCGCCCCGTGTGTGACTTTTTATCTCCATTATTAATATTTGGCCCCCAAACGGATGCATCGATTACGGACATGGGTATAATTGCAACCTTGACGCCATATGACTTTGGGTCACGGGCCATGTTTGTAAAGGTATCCGGAACGTAGTTTGATAACTGGTTATACCAATCATGCGCATAATGATCGATTATGCGTAGGTACCTGATGCGGCTATCATATATCACATCATTCTGCAGATTGTAATCTGCTGCCCAGGATGCTTTATAGTACTTGTGACGGCCAAGAACCTGCAATGCCGTATTAGGCTTACTACTCCCTACCTTGTCAACAAATCGAATACGAGGTGTATCTGCATTAGCCACAACGTCCTCGAAGTATCCAAAGCAATAGAATTTAATACCAGCTTTGACTTCATCAACCATTGATTGTGTTACCTTTTCGCCTGGTTTAATTACATCCACTACTAGTACCATTAACTGCTCACGACGTTTATGAACCCACTGAGCCGCGAATTCATATCCTTGCGGAACTGATACTGCTATAAGAGGTGCATCACCATGATATATGCGATTAGTAATATAAAAGACTTGGATTACATTAGCTTCCCCTGCAATATATCCGTATTGGAATTTACTCGTAGGCACCAGCATAGGCGTGTAAGCTACAGGCTTGAGCGGGATTTGAACCGTTGGCGTTATCCCCCTCATTGCCCCGGTGTAGAGAACTGCCTCTTTTTGTTTAGGAAAACTAAGATATACTAGATTGTCATAGGTATCGTTTATAATCGTGACGCCTTCTTTATTCTGGATATTAATAAATTCCATACGCCAGCCACCCTTCGTACGTAAGATCCTTAAATTGACGATTGATATTATATTCATCCTGGGACACTGCAAAATAATATGTTATGACATTGCCCCTAACCTCTGCCACTAAGTACTGCCCCATAGCTGCAGCCCAGATATGCTGCCCTGGCTGCAATCCATTCACAGTAATTTGTTGGCGCCGATTTGGGATGTCAGATACATACATCCGCCCCTCGATACGTGTGAGTCTTTCCTTGAGATTTAGTATGATATTGCCGTTAGCATCATAAGCTAATACATGGGGTTCCATAATACCTCCTACCAGCACCCAAGTTTAATCCGAGGGTTGTTATCATCATCAAAACCTGTAATAAGATTATCCTGAATCTCAACACGAGCGCCGGTCTCTTTAGAACGAAGTAACCCGATTGTACTGGACACCGCCGATAAACTATCAACATGTAATTTGTCGGCAGTAACTGCGTTAGCCTGAATCATCTTATTAACAATGACGTTATCATCGAACTTAGTCGCTCCAGTGATGTGAATCAATTTCCCCGCAATGTATACACCGGACTGACTGAGGTTAATGCGAGACACCAACTCACCACCATCAATCTCGCCAATACTTTTTTTAATTTGTAAATCGATGCTACCAGCTAACTCAGTAATGCGAGATTCCGTATGTGACGCCAAATTCGTAATTCTTCTAGTGGTCTCTTCAGAATTCGTATTGAATTTCTTATCAAGTTCCTTAATTCGCTCATCGACTTTATTCAGCCCGAGAGACTCAAGGTCTAGCAAGCTCGCATCAATTTGTGTCTTAATCACGACTTGCTTCTCATTAACGAGTCCATCTCCGAACACGTCCACAAATGAGCAACGTATCCGGTATATTCCAGCTGAGTTCGAATACGTCAGCATGGTGCTAGTAGTTTCAAAATCATCAGTGCGCTCATCTCCGATCACGTGGCATCTGATTGCGTATGCTTGTGCGGGCTTAGTTGAGAAGTAAAGATTGAATCCCCCTAACTGGCTTTTTACTACAAGCTCAGGCGCGGCCAACTGCGGAACGTTATACTCGTATGTTGCTGCAGTCGAGTATTTGCCCAACGTACTGCGAGCATATAGATAAACAGTATCTGCTCGTTTAGTTAAAGTAAGTACAGCAGAGGTACCCTTAACTCTTGCCAATAAAGCATTCGTATCTTTACCAGGATTATTATCAGTACGTAATTCGTAATAGTCGACGTCAGCATTCAGCACCTCATTCCATGATGCGGTGGCGTTTCTACCGAAAGTAATACCGAAGTTGCTAGGCATATCGGGTATCGCATCCATCGGTTTGACTATCACATCAACCATTTGAGCTGTTTCTGCCCGGTTACCAAATCGGTCAACCGAAATCGCTTTGATTCTATACTCCTCACCTGGGCCTAATGCCTTAATGATCACTTGGCTCGTACTACTTCCTGCATACTGCCATTCTTGACCTGGCACAGGCTTTCCGCTCTTCGACTTTAAGAGATACCAAACCTCTGCCACATCGAAGTTGGCAGGATTACTAGGCGGGTCAAATAGTACTTGTAAATCATAGTACACGCTCTTATCTGCAGTCTGATTATATCGACTGAGTACGTGCAAATTTTGCACATCCTCCGGTGCTTGCATTTTAGGTATGGCTATAGATTTTGTCACGCCAATAGTCAACTGCCCTAACTCATTAATTGCCTGCACGCGTACTTCATAGTTCGCGCCTAGCAGCATATCGGATATTGTGGTAGTATTTGTGGATGCTGGGTAGTTTCCAATATATGTCCACGTATCACTCTTTACATTTCGGTAATTCACAACTACGTTTGAAACTTTTCCATCACGAGGTAATTGCCACGTTACACCTATGCGTGAATACATGATGCCATTAGCACCATAGACGTCGCTCACTAATCCTACTGCTTGAATATCAGATGCACCGTGATTCGTATAATCAATACTTGGCACTGTGCCATCATCTGATACATAGAGTTCTGGATAATATTCCATGCATTGGATCTTACGAGTCATTTCTGATAATGTTTTCGTAATGGCTAAAACACGAAATGGCTTAGCCGATTTAGAAACCTCTCCGAATGCGTATACCGCATCAGGCTGCACCGGTATAACCTCTTTAACAATCACATTGAGACCCAATACATTCACTACATTAAACGTAGAGACAATATCCGTAGAATTGCTACGAATTAGCAACTGATAATTCTTCCCTGGTTGTACCGACACTTCCTTATCGAGTGTAATCGTCTGTCCACTTACGGCAACCACACGACCACCCTCACCCCATTCGGGTATGTCGTGCTGAATTAGAATGATATCTCCTACCGTGCACGCTATGGCATCCGTAAACGCCTCTATTGTCACAGTACGTATTTCGTATTTATTGCATCGCAAGAAATGCTTACCGTGTTTATATGCCTGCTCAAGGCTAGTACACCCCATGAGCTCAACTTGTGCCGGATTAGTTAGCGTATCCGACTCGTCGTAAGTATCCCCATACACGGGAATGACATCTCGTTCATAATCCTTATCCTTGTTAAGGAACGATATTTCAACAGAGTTCGCTCTAGCCTCTACACCTTGAAACTCTTCAGTAAAGCTGCCTTGTTTTATATTGGCTACAGTAAACAACTGCACTGGTGTAGACTGATAATCACTAACACATGTAAACCTAGTTCCTACAGGAATTACTTTCCCTCGGCCTACTGCTTCTGGATACTTTAACGCATCCCATAATCGCATAGCGGTGTCGTATATATAGTTAAACGTAAACCCATTTGTTTTGCACTTATCTGCCCATGCCTTAAATGCGTTATAGTCAAGGCGCATATGGGGCTGTCCGAATACAATATATTCACCGCCAATCTTACGGCAGATATGGATTAAATCATAAGCAGCCCATGCCGGATTATCCGCTGGTTGAGCTTCGTACTTATTAATATACGGATTGAACACATACACCTCTGAACGCTCTTGAATCCATGTCACTTTTGGATCGCTTCCGCTTAGTTGAGATGTAGCCAAAGCCTTAATTCCAATGAGAGCTTTTCCTGGATGCACGAAATCATCATAGATAATTTGAGTTAGCTGAACCCAGTAGACCTTATTGACATGGCGCAGGCTTTTCCCATCTTTCGCACTGCATCGCATACGGATTTCGTAACGAGCCTTTTCGAGATTGTCAAAGCGAAATACACGATAAAACGCATTATTTGTCGCCTCTTCAATTCGTCCTGCGTAATCGGATGTATTTGTCACGCTATTATCTGACTTAATAAAGTTCCACGCATCCCGGCGCTTAATATGGCCGGCCATACCTTTTTGATTTGCTAAAGGTAATGCCTGCCAGGACTCATCGCCTACCTTACGAATTTCTGCTTTCAAAGTGACAGACGTACGGTCAGCGCCGCCGCTATCATTTGAATAATATAATCCGTTTGGGAATCCAACAGTTAACTCTATGGCGTCACATGCATCGCCTTGTACCTGTTGCGTATTCCATGATTCAGTCAATTCATAGTTTAGGGATTGATCCGCAAAGTTATCATTGAAATTTGGGATAACTGTTTGATCATTTGTGCCCTTTCTGATATCCACCTGCACATCCTTATAATTACTGATTGGGTTAGCATTAATACGAATATCTTCTATTTTTGATAATTCGCCCTCACCGGCACAGTATAAAAGGTTAAGATATTGCTTTTCACCATCACTAATTACATGGCGGGATAATAATAACCCAGCACTTTTCATCCGGCCATACGTCACGGCTAAAGGGTAGCCCTGCCCAGTAACAGTTTCGGTACCTCCCCAGCCATATGTATTTGACTGTTCGGAATTCGAACGGTCAACTTTAGGAGCAGTTAACTTTGAGACAATAGCATTACCTATCATCCCTACCGCCATAGCGATGACTGACCGCCAAATCAAGCTTTGGATACCAAAGATAGCACCTGAAGCAATACCACCGGTAAATACTGCCAACCCTATTGATAGAAGAACACCAAAGAATTTGCCCTCAACTCGAGGCATTACTACAATGTAGTCTTCATCGTTTACAACTGTATCCGGCGCCGCCTCATGTCCATTTACTGAATACGCCCATTCCCCAGGTGCGTTGAAGTAATAGCTGATAGACTTGCCCTTTTTAAATGGCAAATATTTTGTATCCCGTTGCTCTGGCTTGAACGGATTATTTACAATAATTACGTTAACCATCTGCTACTCCTTCCTTTCATAAATGTGCTTCAATCGAGGCACGTACTTTGATATATGTTCTATACATGTGCCACTGTGTTCAGTAGCATGTATAAATTTACCTTCACCAAGATAAACCCCTACATGATCGAGATTTTTACCATATAACGCAAACACCAAAACACTCCCTGGCATTGGCTCACGAACCTCGCGCCATTCACCCATTTGGATTTGGGTATATTCGGGTAGTGGTATTCCACTACGCCGATATACCTCAACAACTACATCCCAGCATTTCATTTCCGAGAATGGGGTGCCTATCATATCAGTCAAGTCACTTATTGGATGCATACAGTCCTCCTTGCGGGATAGTTGGTTCTCCGCCAAATCGTGTACTGTTCCCCAATTCACGGCATCGCGCTAAGGTTTTATTACATTGATTTTCACGGCCCTTATATCCGCACTGAACGCCTTTAAACTTGAACGGACAGAAATCCTTCATTACACGGATTAATGGGAATCGTCGAGTAAAGCTAAAGTCAGTCCCTAGTGTAAACTCCATCCATTCTGCGTTTGCATGAGTTCCCGTAATTACGAAATGCTCCTCTTGCTCGCACACATCAGGTATGTTCGTATTCACTACACGAATGATGACATTGGCTCCAGTGAATCCATTATTAGACTCTGCCATACGCTGGATTGTCCGAGTAACGTTAGATACAGATAACTTAATATTAGGCAAATCCGTTGCGTTCTCGGTGACATCTTGAATGGTAAATGGAAATGCGATATAGGTATTACCTTGAAATTGGATATTCTCCGTATTGTATACCAATCGAATCGTATCCCCTTTATAAGATATTTCTAACAGCATTAACCACACACCTGTGGCCGATATTTGGTTTTTCTCTAAAATCGATGCCGTTGAGAGCGGTAACATGTTATACCTCCTGTAATTTCACGGTTCCCATCCACACTCCGTAGTCATTCGCCGCAAAATCTAACTGATCAGCAAATCGCACTTTTAGTGTTTCCCGTGTTTCTGGATGTACCCAGTCGAATACACCCGAACAGTTGACGTCATCATAGAACGACCGAAGTTTATAGTACTCGGTTGTTGGCAACTTGTACCCTACAGAATATGTCCGCCGAGTCTTTGTCGTCTTTTTCCTAGTGATTAGCGTCATGTTTTCAACTTGACCTTTATACGAAATATCTGGAGTAGTCTCCTGAATTGGATATATTGGCCATCGAATATCTGGAAATACTGCCATATAGTTATACTGCGGATGCCTTGATGGCGTCACGCATACCTCCTTTGTTTGATTCCATAGCGCGAACTACTACATCAATAACATAATTTTCACCATCAAACCGAGAGTTCTGTTGCTTGCTTTCGAGTTCTTGACCGGATTGATTGATGATATTAACGACTACCTTGTTGCTTGTAGCTCCGCCGCCCATTAATCTACGGGTTTCACTTGCTGTGTAAATACGATGGGATCCAGAGGACTGTAATAGTTCCGGTCCGTTTTCACCAACCAGCATAAGCCCTGGATTCGTTTTGCCTCCGGCAGCAAATCGATTTCCCGTAAATGCAGAACTAAACGAACTACCACCGGCAAAGGACGATGTCCCTTTTGCAGCACCTAGTGAGCCAATACCACTTACTGCACCACCAAATAATCCTTGCAACTTAGGCATGATGTATTGTTGGAACGTTAACTGAATCATCATCTTAATAATGGCGTTCGTCATATCCTTGAATATGTCCTTAATGCCTTTACTGAATGACTTCGTTCCTGTTGCCATAGCCTCGAGATTATTCGTCCACGCAGAATTAATAGAGCTCATCGTACTATCAAAAGTAGATTTCGCTAAATCAGCATAATTGGTAGTCTCTTGCTTATATTGGCGTGCAGCTTCTTGTAGGCTTGTTTTAAGACTACGACCTGCAAGTTCCCATAGTTTCTGTTGAGACTCTAATAGGTTCTTTTCAATCTGCAATCTTTGGGTAGCCGTTAACTGAGCCTCATTGACTTCACTCCGTGCATAGTCAATATAGGTCTTTAACTCTTCAGCAAGTAAGGCGTCCGCATCACTGCGAGACAATCGGCCAAGAGTAACCATATTGGTTAAGTGGTCAATATTTTCACTTGTTTGAGTGTAGGCTAACTCTCTGATTTTCTGCTCAGTATCAGACGCCACTTTTAGACGCTCTGCCTGGGCTTTCTTTTCAGCGAGTTCCTTATCGCCTACTGCCTTTGTATACTCACGAACGTTATCATCAATTTGGGCTTTTTGTGCTTCAGCTTCCGTTTTGAGTAATTGCAATCGGTCACCCGTGCGTTCAAGATCAAGTTTCTTAATATCCTCGTTCATTTTGCGAACACGGATAGTCTGATTTCGTTGTGCTTCGGCTAATCGCTTTTGATACAACTCTTCATTCTTAGCGCGAACGGAAGCAGTTAGGTCAGACTCAGCTAGCTTCTTAGCATTCTCTGCACTGCCGACAGAATCAGCAGTGGCGCTTGATGCAGCACCTGCATACTTAGCTGTGTCAATATATCCAGTGATAGCACCGAAATCTGCGGTAACAGATGGCTTAGCGACCACTCCGTTTGTATTGGCACCAGTATAGCCCCCGTTCCCATCTGAAATAACAATGTGTTCATCACCAAGTACGACCACACCATCGCCAACTTTAGGAATATATCCGTCACCTTCTGGGTGCCAAGCCCCTACAGCAGCCGCCGCTTCCCATAACTTATCAACTCGGCGGGGTACGTCCGCCCCTAGAGACTGTTTAACTGCATCAGAAAATAGCTTACCGCAATCCGTTGCCCATGTACCATCTGCTCCTAACTTGTATGCCTTGCCAAGTTGTTCGTTAGCTGCTTCTAGTACACCTGAGGCTTGTCCTATAGCCCCGCTATTCAGACCAGAAACAGAACGGATAATATCACGAATATTTTTTTCGTTTGACTCATACTGGTTCTTAGCAGTTAGTCGATCGATTTCATATTGACTGCCATCAATTTGTAAGCTTTGCAACGTAAGTGACCGATACAAATCGGCCATGCGTTCCACTGCACTCGTCAACTTTTCAGCCGCTTGTTGGGCTTTCTTAGCAGCCTGCTCTTGGGCTTTGGCCGCTTTTGCTGCTTCTTCATTTGCCTTATTAATAGCCTCGGTATTCGTTAATCCGCCATTAGCAAGGTCCTCTTTCGCTTTTGCAAGTTCCTCATCGAGTTTAGCCTTTGCAGCATCCGCCTCTTCTTTTTGCTTTAATGCCGCATCTATTCTAGCACCCTCTTCTTTAGTAGCTAAGCGGTCATTTTTTACAAGGCCAAGCCACGCACTATCCTCAATCCAATATCGAGTATCGTGCGATTCCCTAAACTTGTCAGACAAGCCTGTTGTTGAGTTCGTATTCTTATGAATACGTTTGCCATCAACATCTACCCCCATGTAAGAGCCAGATGTTTTTTCATTGTAACGGAAATCAAGTAATGCTTTCCCAGCAAGCCCAATTACTGTAGCTAATGTTACCCAAGGACCTGCTGCAGCAAGTGTGGCTAACCGCATAAACCCGAGTGCGCTAGTTAGTGATCGCATGACTATAATCACCGCGCCCGCTTCTGCACCGAATTTGACAATGCCTCCGATAGCTTCCTTCTGCTCAGCGGTCATTGTCTCGAATTCTTTAGCTACATCCAATACGCCTTTTGCGTAGTCGTTAAACACAGGAACTAACTCATGACCGATGGATACTGCTAAGCGTTTTCCGGTATTCTCTAAATCTTTTAATTCACGATTTAGCTTTGCGGATTTGGCTGCAGTCTCGTCGTCGATGATGAGTCCCATTGCTTTGGCACGTTCGGCCACTTTGTCCATCTGTTCAGCGGACATGTTGAGCATGGCGTGCATCTGATACCCGGTACGTCCAAAGAGTTCCATTTCGACACGAGTCTTTTCTGCCCCGTCTTTCATCCCTCTTAGACGTTCCTGTATCATCTTGAATACTTCAACGGTATTCTTGCCTTGGATATCTTCAAGTGTGTAGCCTAATTTACTAAATATATCAGTACCGAGTTTCCCCTCTGCCCGAGCGACTTCCATTTTCTCTTTGGCCGCTCCGACGTTCTTAGAGAACTTAGCAAATGCACCAGCGCTATCTTCCATAGCAATACCCATGTAATTAGCTACTGCTAATAGTTCACTGGTTTCTTTTGCCGTAGCACCAGTGATACCGGACAATTTCTTAACGGCTACATCCCATTGAATTGCCTCTTTGGCAAGTTTGGCACCAATACCTACAACACCGGCACCGGCACCTATCGCCATAAGGTCATTCTTCATTTTGCCAAGGGCGGATTTGGCGCCTTCGGCACTTGCTGTAATTTTCTTGAGTCCTGCTTCCGTATTCTTATCGGTCAGCTGAACGACAATATCAATTAAATTATTGGCCATTCTTGTGCGCCACCTCCAATTCTTTGGCTTCTAATAATACGAGTAAGTCGATAAGGTGTGGTAGTGGCTCGATGCCGTAAGCCCTCGCCACTTCTAACACCGCAGGCATATCAAATCCCGCAATGCCGCCCGGGTGCCAACGTCGCTGCATCCGGCTAGCGTTGTATACTCGCATAGCCTGTCTCGTTCCATCTAATTGATGCGGGGAATTAAACTCGCACTCCGAACAGTCAAAATGCTGTTTAGTCTCGCGTTGCATCTTGATGCAATCTGAGCAGTATTTTGGCTTATCGGAGTTGAGCCAACTCCACGCATCAATTAGTTTTTTTCGATTTCAGCCTTTTTTTCATTAGTAAAACGCATAGTTTCAATTGCTAATTCCATAACGCCATCGTTTGGTGCTTCTGCGATTTCACTATCAGACATCTTATACACATTTTTCATAATCCATTCGGCTAAATCGCGATACCACAATAATTTAGCCGGTTCAGAAGTTTCTTCCGGAAGAGGTGTGTATAACGGATCTAATTCAGCCTTAATCAATTCGCTACGCTCAGCAAATGTTAATCCTCTTACTTGAATATCTTCAAATGCCATATGGGCACCTCCTAGTATTGTTCTTGATTATTAACTAAAGTAATGATAGATGCGGAACGGCCGGCATCCGCGCGATAATATGCTTTGAATGGCAATTCAATATTGACGCCACGAGGACCGTCGATGCCTGGAGATTGTCTTTCGTATACAAGTTCAGGCAACTTGAACGTTAACGTCCAATCATCTTGCGTAAGTTGTAATTCCAAGCTGGATTCCGTACCGTTGACTGCTTTGTTTAAAAGGTCTTTGTTTTGGAAGAACGCTTTAATCGTCCCGGAAATTGATACAATACCTGGGTCGATGTATGTTCTAAAACCTTTACCACCGATAGCGTAAGAATCGCCGTCCAAGCCAAAATCAAAGTTGATATCGCAACTTAGGATATTGGCCACAGTGACGCCGCCCTCTTTGATGGTGGCGTTAAGATTTTGGAACGGTAAGAAATTTACTGCCTTAGCTGCAGCATCGAATGTAGTAGCCGCTAAGGTTTCCTTACAACCCATCACGTCGACAGATGCCGTAAGTTCGGAGTCACCGCCAAATTTAAAGCCTAATTTACTAACTCGTACGCCAGCAAACTGCTGGAATACGTTAACATCAGGGTACCCCTGCTCAATAGTTAACGACGGCATTGTATTACCGATTTTAAACACATGCTCAGACTTCTTATTTGGCGCTTGGCCAGTTGTATTAGAAGTCGGTTGACCAAATGCAGCTTTTAGCCAGTATCCAATGTCAATAACACCAACAGGCACGGTTAAACTACCGGACGTGTCAATGTTGCCACGGAATGGCGCTGCAGGATTACGATCGCCACGTATTACGGTGGAATCGTTTAAATTTTGACTAGCTTTCACGGAGCTAGATATGATTGGCGTGATTACACCACCAGTGGATGGCGTTGTACCAAAATCCGCCTCAAACGCAATCGCCACATGGGACTGAGAACCCTGTGCACGTTTTGCTGTTGCCATATGCATTTCCTCCTTTAATATTCAATATTCCCGCCGATTACATGCGGAATTTCTATAGTAGCTGTTAAACGTCCGGTGAACACCGGGCGCCAATTCATTGAGTCTAATTCATAATCAATGCCGATTACCGGAAACGCCGGATTCACCTTACAAATGCATTCGATGATTAACTGCCCTAGGTTATCCGATTCAAGCGCTCCGTCGTATCGAATAATATTCTTAACGCGCGTTGCACCTTTATGGACAATACCCCAAACAATCATTAATGAATACGTGTAGATATCAGCAAGCCCTTCGTTCTTATTACTTGGCAGTAATATGATGCAAGGGCAATCTTCTTCAAGCGGTGCTTCAACATCGTCGTAGCCGACATACAGTTGCGCCGGTTTTCCGTATTTTTCGTTGCAAAATTTAGTCAACGCCTCATCGTTCGCTAAGGCCTCAGCCCATCGTTCAACGATGCGCGACAGTGGAATTGTTTGTTGCATCAAATCACCTTACCTTGTAGTTACGTCGAGATGCTGATTGTGCCGCCGGTCCATAAATAGCGTAGTCGCCTATCTTACCCTCAATATAAGGTTTAAGCTTAGGCTGCAATGCAGTTTTCATAGGACCATAAGTATGACGTGGCTGAATTTTGAACATCGATTTTCCTTTTGGTAACGGTACACCTGCAGCAAATAACTTCTTACGCATAGGCTCTGTAATTTGCTTGGTGTACCCTTCTTCGATTCGTTCGCCCAATCGTTTTGCTGAATTAGATAACCACCCAACTCGGACGGATTGCTTGCTTTTGTCATATTGATATCCGACTGCATTCGATAGCTTACCTAGAGGACTATATCCGATAGTCCTGGCACTAATGCCCATATCGAGTAAGGCATTTCGCGATTTCGAGCCCCAGGCTTCTCGTTCTGCACGTCCTCCGCTTTGGTAAACTTTACGAAGTTTAGCTCCAAATGCTGACTCAAATGCAGCCCGCCGAGCTGGTGCCATGAAGTTAGGATATTTACGTCCACCTGGTGCACCCGACCGAATGCCCTGCTTAATTTCTTTTTGCATCATCCACCCTGTGGATTTTAACGCTTTACGCATCCAGTCAGGTTTGGTTTCCGCGATGAAATTAAGATACGGAGTGGCTGTGTCTGTAATCGTAATAGGTTCATTACTCATTACGGTCTCACCGCCCTTACATTATGCACGATTTCAAGACAATACATCGTGCCGTCAAAGTTTGAAATGTGATCAACGTACCATTTCTCGCCATTGATATACACTTCGTCTTTTGACCGAGGTTCGGGAACATCCTTAGCACGCACCCAAATTTGAGCCTTATCGGCTAGTGCTTTATCAACGAATCCGGAACCTTTGCCATCATATTCGCCAATCTCCACGCTAGCTTTTATGGACTGGCCCTTGTAAGTAATCTTTTCGCCAAATACAGAAAGCAGTGCATTAGGCTTATATCCTAATTTCATAGTGCATTACCTCCTATGGAGTAGGCGGGCATACGCCC